TTCCTGAATTTTGCCATATAGTCGTCTTTTAATACATGGGTTTTTAAATAATGTTCTGTAAATTTATCTTCTAACATGTGCACTATGAAAAATATACTATATATTCCACATTCTGTACTTCCGTATTGATGTTCCACTGGATGATTTTCATCATAAACAAAATTTATTTTGCGTTTCAACTGTTGGCCTTGTTCAGTTACTTTTTCTACAAAGTTCGTAATTTCAGGTGGTGCTTTTCGACCTACGCTGTCAAAGAAAAAAATCTTTCCTTTTTTAATATTTATAAACATGGAAATCCAATGCTCACCTGGTCTATTGTGTGGGTCAGTATTAAATATAATTCCTATTTTTGTTTTATTATTTTTGATTTGCTGTTCTAGATTGAAATTACATAGTTCTTCCCAAACGCATTCACCATACATTTTTTTGGTGTCAAAATCAATTGGCGAAGGTCCTATAAAGTCAAAACATTTGTACGCTTTTTCATATTGTTTCATTACTTTGATAATGTCTAAACTTGACAACCATTCATTCGGATTTTTTTTCCATTCAGCGGGTGATTCGGGCGCAAACTCTTCTTTTAAATTTTCATCAAGTTGTCCAAACTCATCGTTTTGTTTCAACCAACATGACTCTTTGTTACATACATCGCTCAAATAGTTGGATAATATTTTATGTATTTCTTTTGCATCATTTGTTGTTATTTTTTCGTAAGGATGTCGTACGTTCCATTTGTCTCTCAACTTAAAAAGAGACGTCTCCGTATAACAAGTATAGTCGTTCATTTCGTTTTTATCTTTTGGACTGCAATTTATCTTGCTTAGTTTTATGTCATGTGGTTTTAACTTATGATTATGTTTATGTTTATGTTTATGACTTCGATGTTTTCTACTAAAATTATGACTTCTATATTTTTTTTTACTTTTTTTATGAATTCTACTTCTTTTGTATATTTTTTTTGTCTTTATTTTCATTTTGTATGTTGGTCTCATCATATTTTATAGTGATATTTTCTTTTTTTATAATTCCTTTATTTCTTAATGTTGGTTCTTCTAAGTTAATATCTTTTATTTTTGGTAATATCATTTCATCTGGTTTTTTAAATGATTTGATAGTAACAAAATTTTCTAAACCATTTTTAATTTTTATTGAACGCATAAAAAGTTTATTATCATTTTCACTGTTATAAACGTTCGAGGTAGTTGTGTCGTTGCAAGTATTATCATTATCGTCGTGATCATCATCAAAATGATTGTATTCTTCCTGTATTATATCATTTTTGTCTATTATTTTAAAATAATGAATACATGTTTTAACAAAATTATCGAAACTATTTTTAATATCAGGGTTGATTTCATTATAACTCGTATCTTTTTTTAATAAGAGTTCACGTGTTAAATTTAATACTCGCTTTCTATAAAATTTTTTTTCTTTTTTATTTATACTATGTACTAAATTACTTTTTTGCATTTTAAGATATACTTCTTTGTTTATTAAACAATCCACTGTTATTTGATGTACTAAATCTTCTGACATTTTGTAATAGCTGTATCTGTTATAAAATATGATTTATTTTTTCATATGTTTACGCTTTCTAGTGCGTCTTTTCTTGTTGTTTCTTTTTTGTGACCTTGAACGTTTTTGGGTTTTTCGTCTATTTCTTCCACCTGACGTATTTATTCTAGTTGTGTCATAATCATCGTCAGAATTGTCTTCTTCTGCTTCTCTGCGTATTTGTTCAAGTTGCTCGTCTATATCTGTTACAACTGGTGAAAAATTATAACTATCCTCTCGAACATGATAATCGTCATAACATTCTTGTCCCCCCTCACGATGTAGCATTTCTACTAAAGTAGCGTAGTTATTATTAGAAATTGTATCGCCATTTCTACTTCCATACATACGAACAAATTCTAACCATTTAAATGGACACCAATGATACGTATCATCACGTTGATTTGCATTTCCACCTCTATCTAATATTCTTCTAACTTCTCCAGTATTTCTTTCGAGTATAGCATTTATAAGTGGTGTGTAATTACGTCGTACAGCATATGCTATTCTTTCTTCTTGTGTCTCACCAGTATTAGCACCACCATAAGATCTTTTTTTTCGCAACAACGATGATCTTTTAGTTTTTCTATGTCTTTTGTACATATTATATATACGTATATAATAAATAATATTTTATGCTAAATCTTTCACTTGCGCCCGCGTTGGATTAGAAAACATATAAGTTCCTACTACATTTGGGTCAGGATTTGGATCAAAACTACAAAATGTCTCTTTTTCAAATAACAAACTATGTGGTTGGTTTTGATATTTATTTGGATTAAACGAATAGTTGTATAAATCACTATTACTGCTTGGTACGTAAACCGCTTGACTGCATTTTTGTAATGCAAATACTTGGTTTCTCAATACTGACTCAGTGTTTATGTTGGAAGAAAACCCAGACCATGGTGATTGCGTGTTTCCTGGATTAAATACTGTATGTGGATTGAAAGTTGGATATTGTTTCATTCTTACACCAATCTCTCTTCTTGGATCAACTATGGGTAAGTAAGAATACTTTGTCATTACTGGTCGAACATCAACATATTGTTGTAACATTTGTGAAGGTATATTTCTATCATATATTCTTCGATTTGTTACGTTCTGAATATCTGATACACATTCTTGCTTCATATTGTTCATTTTAATATAATATATAGTATGAATATAATTTTATTAATTTATTTGTAAAATATATATAAAGATATACAGTGAATTAAAATAGTATTATACTAAATGTGTGGCATATTTTGTCTTTTAAATGGTGATAAACAGCAAGAACAATTTTACAAAGGACAGTTTAATAAAGGAGTTAACAGAGGTCCAGAAGACTCTAAATTCTTGGCATTTCACAATATGTTTTTGGGTTTTCACCGACTAGCCATAAATGGATTAAATAGTATTTCTAACCAACCGTTTAATATTAAAAATATTGTATTAATATGCAATGGAGAAATATACAACTATAAATATTTATATGAGTTGATGAATGTTACACCAGAAACAAATTCTGACTGCGAAGTTATTATTCATTTATATTTAAAATATGGTATTGAACAAACATTGCAAATGTTGGATGGCGTGTATTCTTTCGTTTTATATGACTTACGATTGGAACAAAACTTGGACAACTATATTTATTTTGCAAGAGACCCATATGGTGTAAGGCCTTTGTATTTATTGAAAAATAAATATGTAACTCCTAATTCAAATATGATTGCTTGCGCATCAGAATTAAAATGTTTGAATGAATTTTTAAACAGTGATAAATTAACTAACTCTGAAGAAACTGATAATATATATGAAATTACACAGTTTCAACCAGGTACATATTCTACATACAAATTATCAAGTCTAGCTTGTTCTAAATGGTTTGTAGTGAAAGAAAACAAATCTTATTTTACACCTTCTTTTCCTTATATTTGCAACTATTATAATTCGTACATGGATTCGAGTATCGAAGACGAAAAATATGAAACGAACATCATTAAATATTTATGCGACGCAGTAAAAAAACGTTGTTTGAATACCGAACGTCCTATTGCATGTTTATTGTCAGGTGGTTTAGATAGTAGTTTAATAGCAGCACTTGTTAATAATTTTTATAAAATGGAATTCGGTTTGGATAAGACAATCGAAACATATAGTATTGGATTAAAAGGGTCAGAAGATCTTAAATATGCGAAAATTGTGGCAGACTATATTGGAAGTAACCATACTGAAATTATTTTGACAGAAAAAGAAATGTTTGAAGCTATTCCAGATGTGATTTACGCAATAGAAAGTTATGACACGACAAGCGTGCGCGCAAGTATCGGAAATTATTTACTTGGCAAATACATATCTAAAAATAGTAGTGCAAAAGTTATTTTCAATGGTGATGGATCAGATGAATTATGTGGTGGATATTTATACATGAAAAATTGTCCAGATTGTATTGAATTTGATTGTGAAAGTCGTAGATTATTAAAAGACATTCATTTATTTGATGTACTGAGGTCAGATAAATGCATATCTTCACATGGATTAGAGCCTAGAACACCATTTTTAGATAAAACATTTGTGAACTATTATTTATCTATTCCTCAAAAACTACGATTTGATAGTAACAAGATAATGGAAAAATACTTGTTGAGAAATAGTTTTACAATAGAGAATTTTCAAGATGTTTTTGGAAATCAGATATTACCTGCAGAAATATTATGGCGTCGCAAAGAAGCTTTTAGTGATGGTGTAAGCAGTAAAGGACGTTCACTTTATGTGATTTTACAAGAATTTATTTCGACCATACTAAAATTGGAAAATTATTACGACGAAGACATTATTAATAAATACCCAATAAGCATTGAAACCGAAAAAATGTATTATAAAAATATTTTTAAATGTCACTTTTCAAAATGCGAAAAAATAGTGCCATATTATTGGATGCCACGATATACAAATGCAACCGATCCAAGTGCTAGAACATTGGAAGTTTATAACAGTTCTGAAGTTGAAAATGAAAAAATAAACCCAATGTATTACTATGTAGCTTAACTATCTTCAAATGTGTATAGTATTATTTTATATATGAATAATATATATAAAATGTTATTTTCAAAAAAATTTATATATGGATATCAAGAATTAGTTTTTGATGGGATTATTAGTCTTACCTATGTACTTGTTTTTTTATATTTGTTTGGAATATCAAATTTTGCAAAAGAAAAATTAGATATCATTGATAAATACATACGAATTTATATTTGTTTATTTTTAATATTTAGGTTTAATCCTTTTAGAACAAAGTACGAGTTTACAAACTTGGATCGTAAAATAGCCTTTAGCGCTGGACTGTTTATATTTACTACTAGTATTTTAGGTTTTGTGTTTTTTTAGATGATTTATTTTTCGCTTTATTGTTGTAATACTTTTTTAACGTTTTGGGTTTATTGCTTCGGTTGTTGTTGGTTTTGCCGAAAAATTCATGTAAATGAAGCAATATGCGTTTGCTTAAAATCGTGTCTATTTTATAGTCTTCACTATCCTTTTTCATTTCTTCAAAATTATATAATTTTATATTTTTTTCCATAAAATTTATAAAATGTTCTCTCTCCACTTCCGAAATCAATTGTTTACCTACGCTGCATTCTAGAAATCGATTGTACATTTCATGAAATGGCAAGTCGTGTATGTAAGGCTTTATATTAATATAATACACGCTTTCGTGCATCATTTCAGGATAAAAATTATCATCCAAATAGCATATTTCCGCATTTTTTGGCAGCATTGTACATCTGATAAAGTCATCATATGTTTTATTATTTGTTGTTCTACAAACTTCAATTCTTTTTCCGTTTATTTTGAATGCAGAAATAATTTTATCAAACAGTTTGTATTTCATCTTAGTTTCAAAATAGGAAACAATATTATTTGTCCAATTATGATGCCCTTGATTATTTGTGTATATCATTAGTTTTTGACAACATTGTGATTGTTTTTTATTTTTTAAATAGTCTAGAATATTCATTATATTAGGCCTTAAAAATTCTGGATATAAGTCTAAAATAGTGTCAAATTCTGGTTGATCTAGTTTATTGTTATTGTTTTTGGATAAATACAAATTTAAACAATCCCAAAATATGCCGTATTCAACAAAATATCCTAGTGTTTCGTCTAAATCAAAGACAACAATTTTCATGTGACTAGTATAACATTATTTTTTAACTTTTAACAAAAAAATAATGTTGTATATGTTTTTTCTTTTATATATATATATGGTTAAAACACGAAAACGCAAGATTACAAAAAATTCAAGTATTAAACACAAAATAATATCAAAAAATAAATATAGCATTTATGTCAACAAAACGTATTACTACCATCGAGATAATATGGTCCCAGTTTTGCCATTAAATGTTAGCTCTAATAAAGATTTAAAGGTTGGAGATGAAATAAAAATGCACGGTAACCTTTATAGTGATCAAAAATATAAGAACAAAGTAGCAAGTTCAAAAACTATTTTTCAAATAATATTTACTAGTAAAAAAGGTACATTTTTAAATGTAACACATATCTACAATTTTTGTATGGAAAATACTAGTTTTAAAGGACAAATGATTTTTAAAGGGAAACTTTTCACAGATAATCTTACAGTAGAGAATTCTAAATTATTACCATATAGTTTCGTGAGCCCAGTTTTTTGTATATTTGAAAAAGGAACACTTGATTTTAAATATGGTAGTGGAGTTCAAATAATTACTCATGATAGTAATAACAACTCGGAAGTTATTAATATAGTATTAAATATTTATATATAACATATATATATATTATATATATATGAAAACGTATAAAATTATTAAAAAAAATAAAAACAGAACATTAAAGTGTAGTAAAAATGTATATGTAAAACCATGTTCAGTAAAAATTCAAAATTATCCTATGAAAAATAATTTTTCTTTATTTTTTCTCAAAATTATGGAACATTTAGGAGTTACTAATGTTATTGGTATGCCAGGTGGTGCAATTGTACCATTTTATAACAATATAAATAAAATAAAAACGACACATAAAATTTCTATAAGATTTGAAATGAATGGTGGATATATAGCGTTAGGTACAAGTCGTCTATCAGCCATGAATATTGGACCTAGAAAGTTAACAATTTCTTATGGAACTATTGGACCAGGTCTAGCTAATTTATTGAACCCTATATCTGCAGCAACTTTGGAACAAATACCAACTATATTTTGTACAGAGACTATAGAATCTAAATTAACAAATTCTAGAACTATACAAAATATTCAAGCAGAAAATTTAGTCAAAAATATTTGTAAATCATATTTAGTTATAAATGTAACAGACATAAAAAATGGAACAATAATAGAAAAAATGTATCGTACATTAGTTAAAGGATTTTCTTATCCGCGAGGCGCGATTGTTTTTATTTTTAAAAATGCTGAATCAACGATTGATAGTACGCTAGCTGATGCAAATAAATATTTAAATAATTTGGAATACTACAAGAGTATTTTTTCTATTTTTAAAAATAATTTTGGTTTCACTTTAAAAAAGGAAATAAAGTCGCATGATATTTTTACTGGTTTGTATAATTATGAATGGAAACAAAAATATAATAATTTTATTAAAAATAATAAAAAAAAAATAATATCAACAAAAAATATTAGTCAATTTTTAAATTTAAAACTAAATAAATCACAACGTCCTGTTATGTTAATTGGGTTAGGAGCAGTTGATTACATTTATGAACTATTAAATTTTTGCAGAAGTAATGATATACCTTATTTGTTAACTTCACCAATGTGCTCATATGGTAATATAGATGATAAATATTATGCGTTTATCATGGGAAATACTGGAACACACTGTGGAAACAGTACAATACAAAGTTGTGACTTATTAATAACATGGGGTACATCGTTAGATGTTTATGTATGTCCATTAAATGACAATGTTTTCAAACATATAGAATGTATTATCACAGTTAACAAAAATCCAGAAATTTATAATAGAAAATTTATAAATTATTATATAATAGGTGATGGTAAAAATATACTAAATATAATAAATAAACAAAAAGTTACATCATTTAATAGGAGTGACTGGTTAAATAAAATTGAACAATTTAAAATTGAATCGCATAAAATAAATAGTTATTATTTTAGCAAAGATGATAATGAAGACTTAAAACACGGCGACATATATGTTGCGTTACAAAAATATGTCGATAAAAATATAGAAAAAACAAATAAAAGAGCATTTTTTGTAACAGATAGTGGTTCTTGTCAAGCATTTACATCAACTTATATACACTATAAAAATAAAAATTATATATTTATGACAGATTACAAATATGGTTCTTTGGGAAATGGTTTAGGAGAAGCTATTGGGACAGCGTTGAATAATCCAAATGATATAATAATATGTATTTGTGGTGACGGTGGTACATTATGTGGATCTTTAAGTGACTATATAAGCATAAAAGAAGCTAATATTACAAACATTATATTTGTTATTTTTGAAAATTCTGGTTTAGGTTTTACTAGTGAAACCGATATTGCACTTACTAATTTAAGGTTTAATTATGTAAATGGTTATAAATATGAACCAAATTGGAAAAGTTTATTAGAATCTCTTTTAATAGAGACTTATGTTATTAAAAATCCTAGACAAATGGATAAAGCTTTAGATTGTTCTTTTAAAAGCTTATACAAAAACTCAAGTGTGTTAGTTTGCATATTACCATATGATGCATTGTATTCTCCAATAGTTCATACAAACTCCACGTTTGATAATCAAATTTATTATAAATTTGATTTGAATAATGAAATTAATAAATGTAAATATTCAAAAGTTTATATATAAATTTATATTGTATTCATATAAATATGATATTATTATATACAAATATAATATTTGTATAATTTAGGTAAACTAAAAACTTAACAATGGAATTGCATAATGAAGACTATACAGACATACTAAATTACTATAAAATACCTGTACCAAAATCAAAAAGACTGCTTCAAATAGAAGCAGAAAAAATACTAGCTTCAAAATTATGCAAATGTATAAAGAAAGTAAGTGCGGTTTCAAAGCCTGAAAATGAGGCAAGAGCAATTGGAATTTGCACAAAGACAATTTTTAATAACAAAGGATATACGCGTGGTAAATTTAAATGCAAAGGCAAACGTTATGTTAAATATAATAAGACAAAAAAGTCGCGCATTTGAAGAATTAAAATATGTTTATTAAATTAATTTGCTCATAATATATATGTCTAATAAACATAAATTTTATGATGTTATTATTGTTGGGTCGGGAATGTCGGGTTTGTACTCCGCTTATAAAATAAAAAAAAATTCACCAAAAACGTCATTTTTAGTTTTAGAGAAATATAAAAAACAATGGGCTGGTGGTAGAACCAGCAATTATGAATTTTATGGTGTTCGTGTTGTAACGGGTGCTGGTATTGGTAGAAATGATACGAACCCTCTTTTGAAGAAACTATTAAAAGAGTTGAAAGTTCCATATAAAAAAACTGTTTCTACAATGGATTATTCTAAATTATTACATCATCAAAACGAATTTGATGTAGTAAAAGTAATAGACCATTTAAAACGTGAATACAATAAAAATCCAGCAAAGTACAAGCACATGACATTCAAAGAATTTGGTACATTGATTTTAGGAGATGTCAACTACAAATTGTTTACTATTTATGCTGGTTACACCGATTACGAAAATGCGGACGTGTATGAGACATTGTACGACTATGGTATGGATGACAATAAAGGAGGATGGACTAAGTTGTTAATTCCATGGAAAGAATTGGTAGAAAAATTGTGTGACTATATTGGCAATAACCATATTAAATATTCCAACAATGTCACAGAAGTGACAAAAATTAGTGGCGATCATGACGATCATGAGAGAAAACGCGAACCTTGTTTATTTGAAATACGCACAGAAGAAGGTCACATTTATTATTGTAATAGAGTAATTGTAGCTACGACAATAACGGGGATTATGAAATTAGTTCCAGGTGCGTCAAATCCAAAAAGTCCATATCAACAAATTCACGGACAACCATTTTTGAGATTGTATGCAAAATTCGATGCAAAATCATCGGCATTGTTGCGACAATACATTCAAAACTATACAATTGTTCCTGGTCCATTGCAAAAAATAATACCCATGAATGCTGAAAAGGGCGTTTATATGATCGCATATAGCGACAATGAAAATGCAGTTGTACTGAAAAATCATTTGAAAAATACTCTGGAAAATAGAAATTTATACGAAAAACTGATTGAAGAAAGTCTTGGAATGCCT